ATGCCGCGAATGATCGGAGACCACACGTCCTCGAACGGCTCACCAAACGCTACCTTCGCCGTGTCCCAAGAAGCCTTCAGCTTGTCGATCGAACCGGCGTAGTTTTGGGTAGCTGCAGCCAGGAATGCTGCAGAGGCTCCTTGCGTTTTGACTTTCGTCTCCATGTACGCCCACAGCTCGCTACCCTTACGAAACACACCTTCGTCTCTACGCCCTCGGCGAAACTGCAACATCAACGCATTGATACCGGCGCTAGCACGTGTCTTGAACACGTCCTGCATGAACTTCTGTGATTCGTGCTCACCCATTGCACTCGTTTTCGCGACTAGGTCTTTGATGATGTCGCCGGCGGAGCGCTTCTGTTTGCCAGACGCGTCTACAACATTAATTCCCTTTGCAGCCAGCAGAGCCGCCGACTTCGTATCGTTCAATCGCTCTGCAAACGTACCGAACGCAGTACCAGCGCGCTCAGCGGTTGGGATGACGTTTCTGATCATGCCCATCGCGAGCATTGCGTCTTCCATTTCAAAGCCAGCGGCGGCTGTACCACGAGCAGCGCCTGCCAGCATCAGAGGCAGATCCTTGAAATCCATGCGCGTGGAATTTACCGTAGCCGACAGCACATCGCTGATCTTTGTCGCTTCAGTCGCATCCTTACCCCAAATGCGCATCGCTGCGGACAAGATACCTGCGCTCTTCGCTGCATCCAGCTCACCGTGCGACAACGTTTTCAACGTCTGCACAGGGCGAAGCAGATCTAGCGTTTGACGCGCGTCGAAACCAGCCTGTCCGATCGTGTAGAGCGACTGCGCAGCTTCCATCGCATTGACAGGCATGTCGCGACTGAGCATAAGAGACGCGTCGTGCATCGCTTTGAATTCGTCAGCATTGGCGCTAGTTGCTTTGCGGACGAATTCCATCTCACGTGTGAACTCACCAGATGCGGTCGCCAGGCCCATAGACGCCTTGAGCCCGACAAAACCACTACCAGCAAGAATGGCTCCCTGCGCCATTCCACGGAACATGGTCGACATGTTGTTGGAAGCGTTCTGCGAAGTGACTTGCAACTGCACAACGCCATTACGCACTTGGCCAATGACGCCTGACGCTAGATCCTTGGCTGTAAGGAGAAATCCAAGGCCAAGATTGTTAAGCGCCATTTTGTTCAACCCCAGCTGTGGTTTACTTCATTTTGCACGAGACGCGGTGCGTTCTGCATCACGTTGCTCTTGCAGCCGATCCAACAATTTACCCATTCTGCCAAGGTCTAGTTCCTGAAACTCTGTTAGCGACAGACCAAGACCGCTTCCTTGGCAATGATAGCTCAACTGGAAGAATGCTTCCCAGATGTCGTCCGGATCGAGGAAAGGAAGTATGCCACCGTGTGAGGTTAGCTTTCGCTCTCCTGCTCCGTTGCCTTCTTCTTGCGCTTCTTCGGCGGCATCAAGAAGGCTCCATCGAAAGGGAGCCTCACGTCCTGCTGGCTGTAGCAGGAGGGGCATTCGATCGTGATCTCGTTGTCGATGCCACCGTCCACTTCGTCGAGCATCTCGATGATGTCGCCCTGTGCTCCGAGATCCATCTCCTGGATGTAGCGCTGGCGATCCGGAGCCTTGATGCCCTCGATCTCGATGATGCGCAGCCCGAGCGCCGTGGACCACACCCTGTTCGGGTTCTGGTCGATGAGCGCGCTGGCCTTCATGGCGTCGCCCACGGTTAGCAGGCGATGCCAGAAGCGCTTTCCGCTGCCGTCAGGAAGCTCGTGCTCGAAGCGGTTGCCGTGCTTGTATAGCTCCTTGGAGGCGTCTGGGAGCGCCCTGGTCACGAGCGTCGAGAGGTCGATGTCCCACTCGATGCGCTTGCGACAGGCTTCCGACGCGCACTGCACGGTGAACGTGTACTCGTTGCCGTAAGTGGCGATGCGCACTTGCATGATCGCCACGGTCTGATCGCAGATGAGGATCTTCGGCCAGACGAGCTTCGCACCATCGGCAAAATCGTAGACGCCCTTGTCGTCGGTACGAAGCCAGCACGCGTCGAGAACTTGGTTGAAGATGGTTCCGCGCTTGGCGGCTTGACGATCTCCGAGAATGTCGGCTTCCTTGCCCTTCAATCCTCGAATTTCACCAGTGAGACCAGACGGACAAACAATTTGTGCCATTGAAGAATCCTCCGTTTACAAAAAAAAGTGGTGGCGACGTGGAGGTTGAATTCCACGTCGCCACATTCACAACGTGAGTTGTCGAAACGCGAGACTAGATCGTGCTGCGCTCGAAGTAGTCGAACGTGAGTGTCAGCATCTCGATCACGTTCTCATCGACGCCGTTGTCCCACTCGCCAGCCGTGAACTTGACCGGCCACGCGCCGTAGACGTTCCAGCGGTGCAGGATGGTCTCGTCACGATCCTTCTGGATGATGGCGAGATCCTTCTTGTAGAGCGGGTCGACGAGGCCGACACCGGGGTGCACCGACACGCGAGCCATGTCGAGAAACCACTTGTACATGTCCTCGTCGATGGTCGCACCACGCTCCAGCGTGATGTCCGTGAACTTGACGCGTCCCGGCGACTTGTCCGGGATCAGCGCGCCACCTTCGTAGTATTCGACCTTCTCGACTTCCGCCGAAAGCTCAGAACACTTGTTGAAAGCAGCGCTGCCGAATCCAAAGATGTCGACGACGAACTTGAACTTCTTCTGAAACGTGCGAGGCGTTCCCTGAACAGGCATTTTCGTTCACTCCTTACTGAGCCAGCTCAGCTTCGAGCGCCCTCGTGTCTTGAGAGAATTTGATAACCACGAATTCCGTGGGCTTGTTGGTGGCGATACCGACGCGCCCATTGAGGCGACCGGCGAACACTTCGGACGGCGGGTTGAGCGCGTCACCGAAGTCGACGAAGAAAGCGGTCTTGGGGTCACGCGTGCGGAACGCACCGTTCTTCATCTGCGAGATGAGGAACGTCTGCACCGTGCGCGCGACCGACTGGCGCAGGAGCTGCGTGTTGTTCTTGTGCTTCGCGAAGGTGAGGCCCTTCTTCACCGACTGCTCGATGAAGATCGCTCCACGACGCTCGGGGATCGACGGGAAGTTCCCGTTGCGCTTGAGGTTGCGCGAACCGTCGGCAACGCGCAGACCGCCGTCGGCCGTGAGCGGGTTGATGTGCTTCGGGTAGACGAGGTCGCGCTTCGCCTCGTCGAGCACCTCGTTCGTCTCGAATCCGAGAACGCCGAGGAGCTGCCCCTTCTCGATGCCTGCAGGGGCCTCGTAGATGCCGCCGGGCGTGGCACCGTCGGTGCGCACGTAGACGCCGGCCAGGATGCCCGAGGGAGCAACCACGAGCTGCTCCGCCGATCCGAAGACGGCCTTCGACGGGTTGAGGATCTTGACGCGAGGCCAGTAGATGGCCGCGAACTCCGACGCCTGGTAGAGCGCCGCCGTGTCAGTCACGTAGGTGACCATCTGCGCGGCGGTCTGGTTGGCCGGCGGATCGAGGATGGCGAACATCTGACCGCTGCGGGTCAGCTCGCAGTAGGCGTACATCGCCTGGTGCATCGCCGCAGTGGCGCGACCAGGGACAATGAGCAGGGACGCGTCAGCCACGACGTCGGCAGCGCGCAGGCCCGTTCCACCAGCGGCGTTGCCGATGAAGTCGGTGTCGGCGAGCCCGCTCAGGCCGTCGCTGCCACCGGTCATCGGGCCGAAGTTGCCCGTGGCGGGGTTGTCGCCAGGCGAAGCGACAAGCGCCAGGAGATCGGTGACGGTGATTAGCTTGGAGCCCAGCGTCCCGTTGATGACGGTCGGAGCGTAGCGCTCCGTCGCCGGATCCATGGTGAGGTTCGGGAAGGACTCGACGATGACGCCGTTGTCCTGCACCGCGAAGTTGAACTCCGCAGCGAGGCCGCTCGACGCGGTGCTGACACGAGCGATGATGTCGTTCGCGTACGCACCGTCGTACTTGGCGTCGATCTGCAGCGTGGGCAACGTGCTGGCGGCGTTGCCCGTGTGCAGGAGGTTGTCGAGCCCAAGCTCGTCATCCGCGCTCGAAGAGGCG